AAGACTGGACCACCTGAATTGTAAAATTGTGTTACACGTACAAGCAACATGTTATTTTCGGTATCACACACAACTACATAATTGTATTCACCACTTTTAAAAGGTCTACTATACTTCCTCATTACAGCCTCTATCTTACGTCTTTCAAGTTCAAACTCTGCTTCCTCTTTAGTCAAGAACGCGTTGCCTAAATACCTGAATAATCTATCTATACTACTGCTAAAAGCACATAGTATTATAGCTCCATTGTTATATAGACGGTAATATTCTTCTACTCTATTTACAGTATCTAAATCCCATATCGTCTTAGGCTTCTGCTCTGCCTCTGCTTTTTTAACAATAAGATCTTTTATATCTTCCCAGTTGTCATCTACTAGTTTTCTTATATCGTTGTTCATTTTTTAACCTCTCTATTTTTCCTGACTATCAAACCACTCTTTTAATTTCTTTAAATATCCACTATATAATCTTTTTGTTGCGATTAATTGTGCTTTATAATCATCAGTCGGTGAGATATCTATGTATTTGTCTATGCCACATATTGCTTCTTCCAAATAAAGCACAGTGTAAGTCCCGCAACAATTTGTGAATTATAATCTAGATCCATATCACTCACCCTCACTTTCCAAAGTCTCAATAGCAAAGTCTAAGTTCTTCCTGGCTTTCTTCAGGTCCTCAAGGCCGTTTTTCTTTTCCCACCTAAAAATATATTTCATGGCATTACCGCAAGACCAGTGAACATAACCCTCAGTGCCTAGCACAGATTTTAGGACATCCTTAGACTCTATATCTAAGCCATCTAGCTTGTAATGGGCTGGGCTATTTATCATGTCCAGCTCTTCGTTTTCATCCGCTTTTTGTTTACGCGTTAAATTTTCTAATATATCAAGCATATTCTCAACAGCCTCGGTTATATTATTTGTCATATTATCCTCCCTTTCTTTTTAATTGTCTTGCAAGTCAATTACGAAGTATTTGAGTTGTAAGTATTCTTCAATAATTTGATTTAAGTGATTTACTGCTTCAAGATGAGTTTTGTATTCTTGAAGCGTATAGTAATCTAGCCCCTTTTTAGCAACTAGTCTTCCCTTTTCTCTATAATTTTCTGGTCGCTCATCTGCATATATGCAGTCAGGGTTAAATATAACCCCATCTCTATACCTAATAGCCACATTCATATATCCTACCTCCTGTATTTATCACCAATTTCAAATTGTCTGTACTCTTCCTTTGTGACAAAGACTGTTGTTTGGCTTCCAAAAACATCCTTTAGTAAAAAGGAGTACTGCTCTTCTGCTCTTTCAGGCACCTTGACTACTTTCAACTTGCCATCAATCCACTCGTCTCTTCTTTCGTACTTTATCTCACTTGGTTGGTAGTCTTTCTTAATGACTGTCCCTACGTAAGTCTTAACTTCCTGCTTCACAATTCCATATCCTACAAACACCCCCATATCAAAACTACAAATTAGAGCTACGGCATAAATTTTACATCTATGTTTATAAATCCATTCCATCATTTTTTCTTTCCCCTTCCAAAAACATTCTTATTAAGTTCATCTTGAAAATATCCTCTTAAATCAACACTTTCCTTTGCTTTTTTATACACGCATTCCCGCTCCTTTCGATATTCTTTATATTTCAGGCAATTGTCATGACAATTTACATGTCGTTGTTCGCATTTATAGCATGGAGCCTTCACATATAATCACCTAACTTTCGTAGTATTTCACCCTAGTACATCCTGCTGCCTTTGCAAGTGGGTACAACCTTTCAAGGTTTGCCCAGATTTTCAAAAAGGCAGCATATTCTTTTGCTGATTCTATATCCTTAAGCTGTTCCTCACTTAGTGATTCGAAATACTTTTCTGCATCATCAAACCTTTTCAGGTTCTTCAAATATTCTTCAACAACATCCATATATCTCATATCCCCCTAAAATGGCACATCATTGGCCACATCATCAAGCTCTACAAAGCTAACCTGGTCAACTTTGTCATAGCCATAATCTTTTATTTTATCCCTATCATCTATCCAGAATCTTTTTCGCATATCATCAAAGTTTAATCTTCGACTAATTCCCTGTTTACCTGTTGTTCTATTCTTAAGAATTCCAATTTTGGTAATATCAGACACATCATTAGTATTGCTATCAACCTTAATGTTTCTAGTTAATATCAACTCATAGTCTGCAAGATTAACCACTTCACTGGCCCCGGATACATCATGCATGTGATATCTGTCTTTATCTCCTTTTTTCTTGGGATGTGCAACTAAAATGATGCATATCTTATATTTTCTGGCCAGAGACTTAAGCTTCTTAGCTAGTCTTTTCTGCTTGTCTAACTCTTCAAGACCTGAATTATCAATTGTCATCATATTATCTAAAACAAATAATTTAACATCCTTTGTTCTGGCCAAGTACTCTATACTGGCCGATATGTTATCAACACTTGATATAGATTCTTCTGAATAAATAAATAATTTATTCTTAATCCACTCTCTTATTGAATGTTCACCATGAGATGTAACGTCATAATATGTGTTGATTTTCCCCTTAAATTCTTGTAGGTCACTTGGGTTAGCAGCTGTTCTCATGAACCATTGCAGGATATTGAAGTCTGTCAATTCTCCTGAATACAACATACATCTATGCCCATTCATTATATTTTGAGCTACGATCTGATTAAGCAATGTTGACTTCCCGGAACTTGGCTCCCCGGTTAAGATAGTTAGGCTTCCATAGACAAGCCCCCCTAAAAGTGCATCCAGGTCTTTAAATCCAGTTTCAAGCCCTGAATTTAAATCTGTCCTTTTGATTTCACTTGCATCAACAAATAATTGTTCGACACTCCCGTAATCAAGTTTATTAGCCAAATCTTCTATATGGCTTTTAATTTCTGAGGGAGACTTACTTTCAAGGCTATTTACTAAATCAAAGACATGGTCTTTAACTTTTCTTTTGAATGAGTTGTCTTTTATTTCATCCATGTAATACTTAAAGTTGGGCGTTATTCCCATGGATGCCATATCTGTTAAAAGACTTACTGGGGCCTGTATTCCCATAGCTTTTAATTCAGCAACCAGGCTGACCATTTCTATTGGTTTCTTGGAATTATGAATTGACAACATACACTGATATATTATGTCAAAACCCTTGCCAGTTAAGTCTCCAGGCTTTATGCCATCTTCTATAGCCCTTACTATTAATTTCCCATCAGTGATTATCGACCCTAAAAATGCCATTTCTGCATTAATATTACATATATCCCCAGTCATCTTTGTCACCATCTTTCTTGAATGGAATAACCTTCTTGTCTTTCGGTATGTTCATGTAAAGCTTATCAAACTGCTTCCTCAACTTATCTGTTGATAGTATATTTTTATGCCAAAAATTATCCTGCTGACACCATCTTATTACTGCTTCAATATCATCAACGGACCTTTTATCAATTCTAAGCATTTTATCCACATGTCCACACCAGTTGTCCAGGTTAGGTTGTTTAAACTGAGGGTTATTCTTTTTTATGAGCCTATAAAGAAGATTAGACAGTCTAAACTCATCAGAGTTTGGACTATATATATTATCTTCTTTCTTCTTTCTTCTTGTTAGGGGGCGACCCTCAGTGGAGTTTGTGTTGATTATTAGGCTGTTTTGTGTTTCCCTTGTGTAAACATCTTGGTATATTTCCCAATTTTCAATAGTTATAAGTGTGTGGGTCTTGTGTGTCTCTTTGGTCAAAAAGCCATACTGTTCTGCGTGGGTTATGGTTGTTCGCACAGTTTCACGAGTGCAGTCTTTCCCACACATATCTGCTATGCCTTGAAGGGACGAAAACACTTGCCCTGGAAGGGTTTTAAACTTTTTACCCTTGTAAATCCATTCTTTTTCTTCATGATCTGCCATCAACAATATGGTAATAATAACATCCCTTTGTTTGCCTAATAGGGACTTATAAAATATGCTGTTTAAGATTCTTCTGTGGACTTTTATCCATCCTGACATAAGAATACCTCCCCCCTTGACCTTGCCTGTATTTTGGGTTATAATATTTGTAACAGTATTTATGGGATCCGTAAAATTTCTTGCGGGTCCTGTTTCTTTTTATTTTTGAAATAAGATAAATCACATTACATCCTAACCCGGCTATTATCAAAAATTTAAAAATATGATGGGCCAATATAAGCACCCACACCATAATTTCTCCAAAAAACTCTAATATGTTCATCATGCTGTTTCCCTTTCATCCATGTAATTGCAGGCCATCTGCAATAGTTTTATTTTTATATTTTTGCTTTCAATTTTTCTAAAAGCTTTTAGAGTCTTAAAGCTTATTGCATTTTTGGATATGATCATTACACCCCCCATATGGTTAAAAAAACCAGATAGTGCATCTTTTTTATAGCAGACAACTTTCCAGGCATTTTTTTTGCCTTCAACAGTAAATTTATACTCTGGATGTTGTATAGTTTGAATTTCTTGCTTTATTAGCATTCCCCCATAACCTCCTTATATCTATCTTCACCAACAGCCTTTTTAAGTTTTTCAGGATAAATTACATAGCTATATGTCCTACTCCTGTCATTTTTCTTGAAGGCTGTCCCAAATTCAAATGCCCCTCGTTGAAGTCCAACCCTAACAAATTGGTCTGTAACTCCAAGCATTTTAGCAGCTTCTGATACTTTAATCTTTGTCATTATTTTTCCTCCTATATAATAATTCAAATGAACTTTTAATCATGTTGCTTATTAGCCTTTCTGCTTCTTCCCACGATTTCAACTCCTGGTCTGAAATTATGCCATCTGATGCTATGCTAATAAGTTCATCCTTCTTCTTATCTATGTTTTGCAAGCTGTTTAAAAATCCCAATGTTGAACAGCACAAGTCCTTATCTTTTAATGGTGGAAGGACCATTGCCCCTACCTGGCTATTTTCCAGGTGTTCATATGCTAGTTTCATATCCTCATATAATAAGCACATCCTTCTTGCTATATCATTTGGTGGGATATATGTACCATTTTCGTATCTCTTGATTGTGTCAATACTAATATTTAAGTGTTCTGCGGCCTTTTCTTGAGTTAGACCAGCTAATTTCCTGTATTTTTTGTAAATATTTTCCATTTTTACTCCTTATTGTTATAATAATCTTACAGGCACTAGCCAAGTCTATAGAAAGGAGACCAAGCCAATGGAGTTGCAAGATGTCAAAACAGTCTATGAAACATTTAACTTAAGGGACTGTAATGCGTTATTAAAAAATGGGTGGGATTTACTTGCAGTGAATCTGTATCAAAATGGTGATTCTGAAATGCCGATATCCAAGACTAAATATATCCTTGGAAACTCAGCGTTTATTGATATATCTGAAGTCACTGATTTTTTAAATCCCCCAAAAAATAATGTTGATGGTTGGGAACGCCTCTAATCTTCTTTTAAATCATTGATTATTTTTGTAAACTTCGGTGCATACCCTACTATATACATAGTTATTGGTCTATAGTTTGTATGTAGGGTATACACTCGAAGTATGTACCAGTCTCTCTCACTTGCAAGTAACATATTGAATCCTGTTTCACTCAATTCTTTTACCTTTTCTACATATGGATATATATCAGGTTTTCGTTGTTCTAATATTCTTTCAGCCTTATAATCATCTTTCATCCATTTAATTTCCATCTCTTTGTTCATTACTTTTAATCCTTTCTTTTTCATTAGTGCATTTTCTGCACTTCATTTTTATCTTTAAACAATATATAATTGTTGTAAACAATTTAAAATTGTCTTATTGAGTATAAAAAAGTTGCCTAATATCTTTCTCTAAAATATCTGCAATCTTGAATGCAACGCTTAAAGATGGTTGATTATTCCCATTTTCTATCAAACTATATGCTTGCTGTGATATCCCTATTTTAGAAGATATCTCCCTTTGGGTTATTTTTTTCTCTTCTCTCGCTTTTTTTAAATTACTCATAAATTTCACCTCCTTTTGACAATTTAAACTTGTTTATAACTCTATTATAACAATTTTAACTTGTTTGTCAATACATTTTTACAATTTATATTTGTTTTTTATTTACTTATACAATTTATAGTTGTATAATATCTACTGAGGGGGTGATGCTATGGACAGATTGTTATTTCAAAAAAGACTTAAGGAATTAAGAAACGAAATGGGGTGCACTCAAGAAGATATGGCGAATAAATTAAATATATCTAAAAGTGCCTATGGATATTATGAGCAAGGGAAAACTACCCCAGATTCTAATTCAGTCTCTATGCTTGCTGACTTCTTTAATGTATCTACAGACTATCTCCTTGGTCGAACAAGTGTAAGAAATCACCCAGAAACTTTTGCAGCACATACTGATGAAGATATGAGTGATGAAGCAAAGGCGGAGTTGGAAAACTTTAAAGAATTTTTAAAAATGAAATATGGTAAGTAAAATTTTCGTTTTTTCGTTTCAAGAAAATAAAAACGAAAAAATGCCTTGATTTCAAGGTTTTTAAAATTTGCGTTTTTTTCGTTTCAGGGAAATAAAAACGAAAAATACTTTTAAGGAGGGTTTATGAACGCAGACAACAAAATAGAAAAAATATTTAATATTCTAGAAAAAAGTCCTTCTTTTTTGAAAGAATCCAACAATATTGAGTTTAAAAAAAGTAAAAAAGGTTTCCCTTTAGATGCATTAGAAACTTACTCTTCCTTTGCAAATACCGAAGGTGGTACACTTATTCTTGGAGTTACAGAGACAATTAAAGAAGGCACAGTGGGCTCCATTGAAATAACTGGTGTTGATAATCCAGATAAAGTTATAGATGAATTCTATAACTTGGTGAATAATCCTAACAAAGTAAGCAAAAACATAATAAATGATGGAGATATTTTCATCAGAGAGATTAACAATAAGCAAGTTGTAATAATTAACATCCCACAGGCAGATTATAAAATAAAACCAATATACTTAAATGGAAGCAAGTACCACTGTTTTAAAAGAAACCATACAGGAGATTATAAATGTAGTGTACATGAGGTCGACCAGATGATAGTAGATTCTGGGCCAAACTCTTTCGACAGTATAGTACTGAGTAAGTTTGATTCAAGTGATTTAGATATGGAAACAGTATGGAAATATAGACAGCGTTTTAATTCTCTGTCAACGCTCAGCAACTTCACTGAGTTAAATGACCACGAATTCCTAATAAAAATTCGAGCTCTTAGTAAAGATCGTAATGATAATGGGACTATTAAACCAACCTTAGCAGGCCTTTTGGTATTTGGTAAATATAGTTCAATTAGAGACTTTCTTCCTCATTATCACGTCGAATATATTGATAAAAGAAATTCAAATATTGATTATCGCTGGAATGATAGAATCATTTATGACGGTACTTGGGGAGAAGGAAACCTTTATAACTTCTTTTTTCAAACAATAGATAAATTAAGAAATTCTATAGAAAATAAATTTTCCATGGACGCAGATAATATTTCAAGAAGTGATGATGGTGACATGATTGTTGCTATCAGGGAAGCATTGGTTAATTCAATAATTCATTGTGACTTTAGAAATAACTATGGTATTAAGATTATTCGACTGCACGATAGTGTCGTATTTGAGAATGGCGGAAATTTAAGAATTCCTAAAATTGATTTCTTTTGTGGTGGTCGTTCTGAGCCTAGAAATAACACAGTACAAGATATATTTAGGTATATTAAATTATGTGAACGAGCTGGCAGTGGAATACCAAAAATTATGGATGTTGTTGGAAAGTACTCACTCAAAAGACCTGGCTTGGATACAAGCAACAATATGATTAGATTTACATTGTGGGATACTAGTATTTCTGACAATGCATCTGATTTAGGTGAAATTGAAAAAGGTATACTCCAATTTATTTATGTAAATAAAAACGTAAAGAGATTTCAAATTGACAGCTATTTTGATATTGATAAATCCGAAACAATAAAATATTTAAATTCTTTGATTGAAAAAAAATATATCAAAAAAATTGGGAAATCTAGATCAACTACTTATATTATAAATAATGGCCTTGAATTTATTAAATATGACTTAATAGAAACTTTAAAAAATATGTTCTAACCTATTTAGATGGAATGTTACGTAGAAACTTATGTATGTAGTATATTAATTTTTAGGAGGTATTAATTATGGGAATATTAGGATCAATAATGGGGAATGCATCAAAAATTACTGTTGATGAAATTTTAGAAAAATATGGCCAGCTTTTCTATGAGGATGAGGTTGTAGAATGTGCATACTCTTTAATAAGAGATAAGTTTATTTTCACAAATAAAAGACTTTTATTAATAGACCATCAAGGTGTCACTGGTAAGAAAGTAGAGTATCATTCATTGCCATACAACAAAATCACTCACTTTGCAATAGAAACAGCAGGACACTTAGACTTAGATGCAGAGTTGAAAATTTGGATGCCGGGACTACCTGCTCCAATCAAAAAGCAATTTTCCAAAGCTACAAATATATATGAGATACAGTCAGTACTGGCTCGCCATGTACTTGGATAATCGTTAAATGCTATTTTATTAACCTCAACAAAATGAGATTTCTTTAAAATAACAAGGCAGGATATGCCAGTATTCTGCCTATTTTTACACCCAATTAGCGAACATATGTTTTTTATAAAGGAGGTATTGATGATAGAAAAAATTTGTAAGTACATAGAAGAACAAGAAATTTTAATTGATGATTGCCCAGAACTTAGTAAATTTAGAAAGGCAGCTCTTTACTGTAATATTAATAATAAAAATTTAATACTCCTTAGTCCTGAATTTCATAATAGAAACTTGAAAGAACAGGCTGAAATACTGGCTGAAGAATGTGGGCATTTTGCCACTAGCGTTGGAGATACTTTTCTTTGTCCAAACAACTATACTTCAAAGTTAGCTATATCAAAAAGCGAACAAAAGGCCACCTTATGGGGTGCTAAATATTTTATTGATGAACAGGATTTAAAGAAATATATCTTAATATCTACCAGCGTAGAAGAGCTTACAGACTACTTAGGTGCTACAGATAGGATGTTGTATGACTATTTATATTCACTTAGGCATATGGGGCAATATTGGCAGCTTAATGAAAGATTGCTTTTAGATCTATATAGATTGCCTAATTTAGTGATTATAGATAAAGAAGATTTAGAGAATGGAGTTGATATATATGAGGAACCCTAATGGCTATGGTAGTGTGTATAAATTATCTGGAAATAGAAGAAACCCCTGGGCTGTTCGTATCACCACTGGATGGGATTTTGATGCAGAAAAAGGCAAGTCTAACCCTATTTACAAATTTATAGGATACTATAGAACACAAAAGGAAGCCATCATGGCACTGGCCCACTACAATGAATCGCCTTATGATATATCGGCAAAGACCCTTACTTTTGAAGAGATTTATAACAAATGGTCTAATATCCACTTTGAAAAAATATCAAACTCAAATATAACGGGGTATAAGGCTGCATATAAAAGTTGTGAACCTATAAAAGATATGATTTTTTCTGAAATTCGCCTTGATCAGTTGCAAGACCTTATAGATAAATCGGGGAAGAATACCCCAACTCTTAAAAAGATAAAAATCATGCTAGGGCTTATGTATGACTATGCAGTTATTCATGATATTGTGCCTGTTGAAAAGAGAGAAAAAATTAGGTATTTAGATATATCTAAGCCTGGAAACCCCAACTCTTATACCAGGACCAAATTTTCTAATGCTCAGATAAAGAAGGTATGGTCTGCCAAAGATGATGATATTTACTATAGTGTGGTTTTGATGTTGTTGTATTCAGGTGTAAGAATCGGGGAGTTGCTTGAGGTTAAAAAGTCAGATGTTCACCTTGATGAGAAGTGGTTTTTCATATCTAAGTCAAAAACTATGGCAGGAATTAGAGAAGTTCCTATTGCTGATAAAGTGCTGCCTTTTTTTGAAGACTGGATGGCTCGGGACGGGGAGTATTTGATTTCTACTCCTGAAGGTGAAAATATGACTTATGATAGATTTTATAGGACTCACTGGAAAGCTTTAATGTCGCATTTGGATATAAAGCATACCCCGCACTGTACTAGATATACTACTATATCAAGTCTTACGCAGGCTGGTGTAGATGATAGAATTATTAAGCAGATCGTGGGACATAGTGGGAAGGACGTTACTGAGATTGTTTATACTAAAATTGATATGGATGTTAAGCTTGAAGCTATAAATAGAATTTAGGTGATTTTATGGATAGAAATCAGTATATAAATAGCTATATTAAAGATAAGTATGATAGACTAGGGTTGCTTTTGCCTAAGGGCCTAAAAAACGATTTAATGGCCCTCTGTGGCGACTTAAATATATCAGCTAACGAATATATCAAATCGCTTATAGTAAACGACCTACAAGGTGGAAAGTCCGTCCTGTTCTCTAATGATAGCAATGGAACAGTTGACAAAAAACTTT